CATTAATAATTTTATTTCCATCTACACCAAGTATTGGAGTCTTTGGTTTTTTGAATACAGGCATACCATATTTATCTATAAACCCTTCCATATTCCATTCCATAGGAATAAACAATGAATATAATCCGGATTTAGTTTGACCATTTGCGTTTCTTATTGTTATATCAGAATCATAAAAAAGTGTTTTATAATTATCTCCACCTTTGCTAAGTGCATTGGATGTAGAACCCATCATACATTTGCCAATAATTTTAGAACCTAAACGTAAACAGGTTTTAGTTACACCCCAATTATTTAAAATATTATTAGGTTTGAGCCATTTTGCGCTTTCGTCATGTGCCAAATAAAGTAATTTTTCTCCATCATATGAATTATCCTCTGTATTTTTCCAATCTATAGTAGTATCTAATCCTTGGATTTCATTATCCTCAGTTTCATACATATTATTTTTTGTAATCTTTTTTGCAGGTATTTTGTAAGAGAGTTCTGTTTTAGGTTTATCCATACCATCCATAATAGGAGTAAAGAAAAACGGAAGTTTGCTGTTTATTGGTACTACCTTATCGGTAAACATTTTCTTAGCATCAGCACCTGTCTTAGATAGTATACCAACCCTAGCATTTTTAGCAAGTGTTCCAAGATTTACAGCCTCTGAGGAACACATAAATGAGAACCCTGAACGTCTAATCTTCAAATAAATCATACCGTATGACCTTATATCTGCCTTACAAGCTTCCCAAAATATATAAAATATTCTATTAGCCTCTCTAAAGTCTGGGTATCCAATATCTATACTTGACCACTGCATATACATCCAATGAGACCCTGTTATATAAGTAGGCTCACCATTGTTCATAAACCAATAACCATTTTCACGGTAATCAAACTGTTGCTCTATATAATCTACCCATTTGTTTTTAAACACCGATGGCATTTCATTCCAATGGAATATAGATTGTATTTTATTTAATTCGCTGTGTGATTTATCTCTCTCCCAATATTGTTCAGACCTAATAGTATTTCTTATTTTTATTGTTTTAGGTTCTTCAGGGAGTGCGATTAAAAGACCTGATATATTAATTATTTGACCTATTCTACCTGTCTTAGATATAATGACCATATCATATTTATCATTATACCCATATAGCCAAGTGCGTGAGTTATTCTTTTGATATAATATTTTCTTATCTATATAGTCATTAACAACACTATATATTTTATTTACCTGCTGATCTTCTTTCTGCAAATCCTTGCTTTGTGTCAATTTTGTCATTTGAACTGTTAATTAAATTTAACGTATCTTCTTCAGCCTCTATCCTTGTAAGTATTTCAAATGCATCAAATATCGCCATTTTTTTAGCTGCTGCTGCGTTTTTTAATCTATCTGCCGCCAAATCTGTATCATCACCTGATTTTATTATATCTTCTTTTGCAACTATTATTAGTTGCTCTACTGCCGCATGTCCAGCAACTATTATCTCCCTCTTTAGTTCTTCAATGCTTTTCATAATTTTATAGTTATTTGATGGTCAAACATTCTATATAACTTTTCTCCATCTATATTAAACTCATACTCACTATCCGGGGTATAACATACACTATCTCCATTGTTAATATTGTTTGATAAAAGATATTTATTTGTATATTTCATTATGCCCATTAGGGGTTCTTCTGAAAAAGGTTTATCTATATAACTCTCTATAACAGGCATAGGCTTTACAAAACAATACTTATCATATGAGAAATATTCACCATTCCTTTTGTACATAAAAAACTGATCCATTTCAATAAAGAATAAATTGTCTCTAAAAAAACTCTTGCCACTTTTTCTGTTACCCTTTATATCATTATAAAATTTAAATACATTATGATGTACTACTAATATATCCCCTACCATTATTTCTCCTACATAATTAACAGGGAGTTCAATAACTTCTGCATATCGGTTAGAAAACGCATGGTCTTCTTCTGATGTGCTAACTATAAGAGTTGTACCATCTATATCTTTGGTATTATTATACCTCCTGTCATCAAAAGGTTTTGCTATAAAATAAAATGGAGATTTCATTAAAAATTTATATTATACTCAATAGCTATTGGCATATTACTAGTAAATTCTTTCCATAATAATACTTCCTCTTTTTCATTAATAATATATATTTTGATAGATTGCGTTTCTATATTATGCTTAATAAGATGTATTTCATTACTATCACCCAATACTTTTTGACCAACAATATAGTGCATAGCACTTAATTTGTAGTCTGGACCTACAGATATTTTTCTAATATCCATAGTAAGTTAAGTGTTTTTATGTGTTATTTCACCTGTTTTCATATTGATAATAGTATCAGGTCCATACTTTTGAATGATACCAGTTTCAGTAACCTGGAAATCTTTTCTTAATTGTTCAATAGACTTTAATGTTTCATATTTTGAAAGTTCTAGTTCAGAAATAGCGTTCTTCAACTTGCTGTATTCTGCATTAATGTCGGATATTAATTTAAATTCCTCATCGGTTAATTTGTTTGATGCATCATATGTGCCACCTTTATGTAATTCCATTGTATTTAATTTTTTTCAAATGTATATATTTATTTTAATATATAATTGTTGAAAGGAGAGGATTCGAACCTCTATCTATAGATTAGTTGTCTATTGCTTTACCATTTAAGCTACCAATCAAATTTACTTTATTAGAATAAAACTAACAAGTATAGCACTAACTATGCCTGCAAATAATTTATTTCGTTTAGTATTTGCATTTATTTTGTCGTATTCATTTAATAACTCTATTTTTTGTTTTAATAATATATCTACATACCCTTTGTTTAGAGTAACTTGGTTTCTTAAATTCACAACTTGGGAACTACACGCATCTAAACTACGACTTTGAATTCTGATTAATGTATCCTGACTTAAAATTATAGCATTCGCCTGTTCTACAACTTCAGAACATTCATTGGTGGTTACTACACTATCACTCCATACTTGAACTATTTTTGTTTTATATATAGTTTTTGCTGTTTTAACGTGGCTATTTAAGTATTCTATACTATCATATAACTTTATGATTTGATTGCTGTATTCGGCTTCTAAATGGTCGTATATAGCATTTGAATCTGAATGTATAATAATTGTAGGTGTTTCGGATACAACATTTTTACTTTGTTTATTACATACCCAATTTATCCCAAATAGGGACAAACAAACTGCTATGACAATCAACTTTACTTTATTGCTCATATTTTTTTTAACATTTCAATTAATTTTGGATGAGGATAGACATCTGACTTGTCTTTCCTTACTGAATTATGGGTATACAATCCGTTTTCCCCTTTCAAGGCTCTATTGGTTATGTCCCAAATGTCCTCCTTGTAACTGATATCTATTTTGTATTTATCCTCCCATAGGAGCAATAACTCTCTCAAGTTATCTATTTGCCCATCCGTATAGTTTTCATACGCTATATGCCCTTTAAATGGCTTATCAAGTATACATACATCAGTTACTTCCTTGTTAACATAATTATAATATTTGCCATCCTTCTCGGTAAGGTAGCCCCAGTTACATATTTCTACTCCTATGCTTAACTTATCAAGGTTCTTATATGGTAATGGACTAAAGTTTTTTGGTGCTAACCCAAGATGGTATGCCCAATGTTTTGAATTAAATCCTTGGACCATCGTTCCATCTCTACCGATGACAATGCAAGTAGCAACATGAACTGGAGTTCTCTGCCAATCCATGAAGACATTCTCTGCTGATGGTCCCCCGGCAGTATGGTGTAGATATATTTGAGTTTTAACCTCCTCTACAGGATAGTAGTTACTAAACTTTATTTGCCGTAATTTCATCTTTAGAAAAAAATAAAACCATTGCCCCACCTATAAATGTTCCGCAGTCACTTAATGATGCCTTATCTAACCAAACTAAAACCAATGAGATTAACATTAGTCCCATACCAAGACTTGATGTCTTCCAATTTTGAAAAACTCTATTATACATTATCCTTGTCCTCTATTAATTTTCTTGTAGTTCTTGCTTGACTTCAATTTGCTTGATTTGGTCTTTGCGTGAACACCCTTCCTTGTTACTTTATTTGTCCTTTGAAATGTTTTGATTTCTTTTGCCATGGATATACTTTTTATATTCGTTAAGAGTTCTTGCTAATGTATATATTATTGTAGCTAACAATAAAATTGTCTGCAATAGAATATTTAGGTTAGCCGTATTTATCGTTATAAAACATAATAAATTTGCTCCAAGTACCTTCAGGTCTTCCAACTCAATCATCACAAAGTAATAACTTCTATGTTATCTGCCCCGTATATAGGAGTTAATGTTTCTACTACAGATTCTATTAGCATAGTTTCTGCTGCTACCGTTTCGTACTTTGTTACTGACAAATTCCCTGATATTGTTGTGTTGAAATCTGCTACATTTGGAATTGAAACTTTACCATCAGCAATAGCTTGTTCGTTTTGATACAATAAGGTTGCTACCTGTGCTGGGATTAAACCATCCTTTTGACTTTTGTTATCGGTGTAAGCTTCTGCTATTACTAAAACACTACCACTTGCTACTATCATACCGCTAGACAAGTTTACTTCTGCGTTTATTTTTACTGCTTTCATATATTTGTTTTTAAAATTTTATTTATTTGTATTATTTATTAATTTGGTGGAAAAGGTGGTGGTAAAGGTGGAGTATATTCTCCTTCTGGTAAATCTAAAACCCAAGCATATTGACTTGCTTCAACTTCGGGTTCATCTTCATCGGAAAGCATTAAATACCAAACATCATCAATATCTTGAACGCAATTAAAAAATTGATATTCTGTGTAATATTGACCTTGTATTTGGTCTTTCTCGTCAACTGTTAAAATATATCCTATCATACTACTTGTCGGGAAAGTGTTGTTTGAAAGGCTTGAACTGCGGTATAATAGTTAGTTGCTTGTGTATTAGTCATACCGTCTCCTAAAGAAGCAAATGCACATTGTTTTGATGAAAAATTAGAGGCAGAGCCGTCTATATTTGCTGCACCTACATAAATATTTAGTGAATTTAAGGCAAGAGCACTTGCTAATTTAGCACTAAGTAATGTTCCGTTTTTAAAAGCGTTTGTTGTTGTTGATGTGTTTCTTGTTCCATTGAAAAAACCAAGGGAATTTGCAACTGCGGGGTCATTTGCAGTAATAGTTGATAAAAACACAAAATAAAAACCTCCAATATAATAAATATGTTGATGGAAATAACTCGCAGCCGCTGTTGTTTTTACTGAGCCAATTTCAACTTGTGAACTTGCAGCACCTGAAGTTCTTGAATAAAAGGAAATGTGATTTGAATCCTGAGAACTTAATGCACTACTTGGTACAAATGAAGTATTCATATATGCACTTGTTCCATTTGGTGTTGCACCAGTACTTGCAAATGTCCAACCAGAAGTAAAAGTGCCAGTAAAACTTGATGATTTTAAATTTTGAGCACACGCTGCTGCACTTGCCCCTACCATTGGATATATGGCTTTCATATTTGCCCAAATACCATAGGATTTTAAATCTAAAACAAGTTGCAATGTTGCACTTTGTTCGGTTACTGTTAATGAGCCTCCAGCAGCAATTACCCTATTATAAAATGCCAAATAATCTGGATCAATTATATCACTACGCAAAAAATTAAACGGAAATAACATTAATAATTTAAACTATAAGTTCCAAAGAAATTAGTACCATCGTGAAATAAAGTAATTATATCAGTTTTACCTACTGTTGTTGTTAATGTTGGTGGAGTTCCACCACTCCACTTAACTGTAGCAGGATATGTTAATGTATAACTTCCAGTGCCACCTTGAATAACCTTTAGTATATAAACACCAACAACGTGACCGCTAAATGTTAAAGTGGTAGATGCCGTTAAAGTTAAATCTACAATATTACCAGACGCAAATGGAATATTAACAGTCCCACCACTTCCAGCAATTGTTTGTGCTGCTCCATTTAAGTAACCCCAATTAGTGCCGTCATAGTAAGCCGTACCTTTGTTGGTTGTATTATGTACTAATAATCCTTCTGCTGGAGATACAATAGCCGCTCTTTGAGCGTTGGTCATCCTTGGCGGTAAAAAGCCTTGAGTAGTGCTATCGGCTTGTAATACTGAACTTGCATCTACAGAAGTCGTGTTAAAGTAACCTCCACCCGATGATGACTCAAATGCTCTATGACTTGTTACTGCCGTTACTGTTGGATTATGGTATATTCCTCTAAATATTTTTGTTCCAGTACCGTTAGTCATATTAATGACGTTATTAGTTTCTTGAACATTTATTGATAAATTTAAAGAAGGGGCTACTGAAGTCCAATTTCTTGTAAATTTAATGAAACTAAAATTACCAGTTGCACTTGCACTATTCACCTCGCTATCTCCAAAATTTATAATCGCACTATTTGGATTTCCATTTCTAAAAATAATGTTCCCAGTGGGGTAAAGTATGCCATCCATTGACCTTAATACTGTGCTATTTCCAAAAACTGTATCAGACTGAGAAACCGCTAAACATACATTATCTGATTGGTCTTTTACTTGAAACTTAACACTACCGCTTAATAACCCACCAAGACCAACAAAAACAACACCATCATCACGCACCGAAAATGTCTGATTGCTGGAACTATTTTGCACTAATATTGAGTTTGTCGCAGATGTTGCACCACTGCCTACAACGTGCAGTTTAGCTGTTGGAGCAGAAGTATTTATACCAACATTCCCTCCGCTTAACAAAGCCATAACTTGACCGCCATTAACACCAAAGTATATTGGTGTACTTGCGGCATTTGCTATCATTAATCCAGCCGCTATAGGTGAACTCCATATAAAATTACCTCCAGCCATATTTACACCAGCATAAACAGAACTTGGAGCACTTAATGCGTGAGCCCTAAAGTCAATGTAAGTATCATTATTATTAACTTGAGCCCTTAAAAACGACCTTGCAGTTGCACCAGTTGCCTCTACTTCGGATTGGTTAAAAGTAGCTAATTTTGAATGAATACTTGATTGTGGTGTATTAGTTCCAATTCCCAACCTATTATTGGCATCGTCCCAAAAAAAGTTTGTTGCATCACTTGCTAAGGCACTACCATCTGAAAACTGAATTGCACCACTAACGCCACTTGGAGTAGCAGCAACAACTAAATTTCCACTACCTAAAAT